TATATGAATCGAGCATCATACCCTCGTGAAGTGAATATATAGGCTTTCCAGTATTACCATAACTACATTCGGATTGAACGCTATCAACTACTATATAATTTTCTTTAGGGTCTACAGCAGCTGCATCAAGTAAATATAAAGAAGTAGAAACTAATCTTATTGTAAAACCAATATCTATATTAGTATTAGTACTAGAAAAAGTACAGTTATTTGACATTGTTATACCAGGAGATTGGGCGCCGGTAGTTATTACGCTTGTTACAGTCGTGCCAGTTGGAACTGTCCCGCCACTACTAAATACAGTCATACCAACTTTTATATTACTCACGTTATTTAAGCCAATATAAGCACTAGCACTACTTGTTGCAGGGTTTGTTTTAGTATGAACTTTATCACCTAATTGTAAACCTGCTGTCATAGGTACACCTATAGGACCAGCTGGATCCCAATTTGCCATAGATGGTGTTACATTAAAATTCCATGTTTTATGATATGATGATGCAGCTTCAATCATCGTTTTTACATGCAATTGATCACCATCATCGTGCCTACCAAATCTTATATTATGTTCATTATGAAACTGCCCTGTAATAGTATAAACTGTCTCCGTTGGATCATGTTCCCACTTAAAGCTAAATCCAGAATTTATTTTTTCAACAAAATTATTTGTAGCGTTATCACCATATGGATATCCATCATCTCCTTCACCTATAGAAAAGAAGTTATCTAGTTGATGAGGTGGGTTGTCTCCAATATGCCACCACGCAGTCATGTTATTTGTTGATGAAATAAATGCTGTTTCTCGTTTTAATAACACGTCAGAATCTGTAGATCTTAATTTTTTTATTCCACCAAAACCTAATCTTACACTGCTTTCGTTTGCCGTAGAATAATGATTTATACCAGGACCTGTTTTAGAAGTAGCTAAATGAGGACCTGTTCCAGTAATAGGGTTTGGACATCCACCAGCTGCACCAAGAAGATTACATTGAGGGAAAAAAGAATCCATATTATCACTATTACCCCAAATAAGAGTGTTAACTGACGCTGATGTGGTATATTTTTTAGTAGATCTATCTATAAACCAAACACCGAATTCATCACCTTGATCTTGTGGATCAACGCGCATCGTTAGTTGTTCACTTGTTCCGAGTGTGGTAGGATTTATAGTGTTTGTTGCAAAGTTTTCATCAAGAAGACCAAAGTAAGATTGTCTTGCGTAGTAATATTTCCAATTAATTCCATTTGGATTATTATCATTAGGTCCACCAAACCCTGTAGATGGAAAACTTGGGTAGTTATTATTGTTATCAGTTATCCAATTAACTCCAATTCCATTTACTCTAGCTTGAGAAGATCTAGTTATTAATAAATCATCATTTTCTAAAAGATAAACTGGCTGAGAAGCTGTCTCGATATAGTTTACACCAACTGTATCATCTGTTATTTGAAGTTTTATTTTACCGTCATTTTCTATTTTAGCAAAAAATCTACCATCATATTTCGGTTTGTTTTCAACTATAGCTTTCGTAAATTGTATTTTAACACCATTACTAATTTTTGTTGGTGAAATCGCGCTGTCAAATATAAAATCTATATCATTTTTAAGATTAGTATCAAGAGTAATATAATATTTTGTTGGTTGTTGATCAGCACCTGCAGAATCTTTCCTATCAGCAGTTATTTCAGATATTTTATATTGTTCAGAGTAGTCATTAGAACTAATAAATTGAATATATAAATCCTCTCTAATGTCTTCCATGTGAGACAAACTACTACCACCAAAACTACCATTAGTGTAATCTAACATAAATGAAACACCACCAACCATTGGTGCGTTGTCTAAATCATCACCAGTAGATCCAAATACTTGAGAGGTAGGTTGTGTACTTGTGTCATGTGTAATAGTACCAATACGTACTCTTCTTGTTTTTATAAATTCTGGAGCTTCGTTTTCTAAAGCTAATATTTTATATTTTGTAGTGTTATTTATAGCCTCATCATTACCTTTCTTAAAATATAAAGATGTATCTATATCTACTTTGTTTCTATCGGAAGAAGGAAATGCTAACCATATATTACCATCTTCTGCTGAATACCAACGATCCATAGCTAAGTTGTAATACTCAGTAGAAGTTTCTTTAATAAAGAACTTAAAATAAGTCATATTAACTGGGGGAGAACCTTTTAAACCAGCTACTAATCTATTGTAATTAATAGAATCTTTTTTCTCTACTTTAAATCCTCCAGATTCACTAATTAAAATAGGTGTTTCTCTACCATATTTATCGGTAAACACAACGCCAAGTTTGTAGTCTCTTAATGATTTTATAGATTTATTAGAAGCACCAAGAGAACCTGCGTTCCAAAGTGTTAAATAATTTTTAAAATCAGGTTTGTAATTTTCATTATTACTTGTGAGATCATAATTTTCTTCATAGTTAGCATAAACAACTCTATTACCTGTAACATCTTGCGCTAAAGCTTTTTTTGGTACATTGTCCCAAGATCTTAAAAGTTGATTAGATGGAAGTAAATTTTTTATTGTTTCTGATTTTATAATATACTCATCAGCATACCAAGGATTTTGGGTTGCTCCAGCTGGTAGTATATCTATAGGACTAATTGTCTCAACAACATATACATTAGGAGATTTATCATCTTTGTATAATATATCTACCTCTACCACATCTTGTCCAAAAGGCTGTTGTCCCTGAGTTGGTGCAAATCCTTTTAAATTAGCAGAGGTAAGATTATTCAACATACCAGTATTAAAACCTTTCTTAGGTTCATAATCAAAATTTCCTGGAACAAAAGCAACCTCAGACCAAGGCGCATACGTTGAATATTCTCCATCTTCATATTTATATCTATAAGAAAACCTTGGGAATTTATCTTCAAATATAACTTCTTTTTTATCTTCTAAATCTATTATATAATTTAAAGATGTTTGCCCATTAGCAAAATCTGCTTGAGGTGGCGTTCCATTTAATCCTAAAATTTCAACCTCAACTTGTGCTGTACCTTGCACAGAGCTTGTCCATTCACTACCATAAGTAGTTGTTTGTAGTGTAGAGTCTGAAGTAAAACTAGTATAAGTCCAATCACCATCTATTCTACATCTTATTCTATGGTCTGAAAGTGGAACAGCAGGGGCATTACCATAAACATCATACTCTTTTAATAATAAAATATCATTATCTTTCCACTGTAAAGAAAAATCTGCTGATGCATTAATATCTGTTTCTACTTCAATTCTAATTCTATCACCAACTTGTAATGTTGAAAAATCCCAAACTACAGTAGGGTTTGAAGATCCTGGTATTATAGACGATGCATTCACACCACCAGAAAGTGAAGGATCTATAGCGGTATATACTATACCAGAATAGTTTAAGTTTGGATCTCTTGAAGTATTTAGTTGTATATTTAAAGCTTTCTTTGGAGTATTTCTTATAACTGTAATATGCTCCTCTGTAATACGGTTATAATTTAATAATGAAAGCCCTGTAAAAGAATTTACAATAGCGGTATGCGTTTCACCAGCTGGTTCTGTACCAGCGATACTACGCGTTATATTTATTTTTTTTGGTTCTGTATTATTATCAGTCCAAAATAACATATCATCAATGATATTTAGACCAATAATTAAATTACTACTTTGGAAGTTTAATACTCTAGGTAAAGTAAATTCTATAGTAGATACATTACTTAAATCTACGTCTTCTGATAGTATTGCTGCGTCTACAAATAATTCACTACTAAAATTTAAATTTACAGGATTACTAGAGACAGGATAAGCAGGAGTAGTAAGATCATTACAATCAACAATATCATAAACACCTGATCCAGCAGAGTTAGGATCTATACATGCTTCAACACCAGGCCAAGAAGGACTTGGATCAAATGAAATTGTTAATCCATCAGCTAATGCTGTGTCTATTTCAGAAAGCCAAGTTGGATTAGTGATTGTTATTTGGTTACCATAATTAGGCGTGAGATTTTGAATTGAAAATGTCCAGCCAGTCATATCAATAACTCCAGCGCCAATTCCAGCTCCACAAGAAGCATACGCAGTACCATTTTGACTGGCATATGTTCCACTTGAAAAAGCTGATTGAAAAGCAGTTGTATCAGCAGGACTTAGTAATATTAATGGATTTTGCGAACCATATGGATCGTTGTTAACAGTGTATTGTAGATATGAACTATTATTTTGATTTACTATAGGATTTCCTAGTGGATCAAATATTTGTAAATAATTTTGTCCACCTTGAACTTGAACTTGATTAGCTAGAACACTTGAAGGAACATAAAATCCAGAAGGAAGATAATAACCAGGATCTCCAGTATTATATGGTTGGTTACCTGTAAAGTGATCTGCACCACAATCAACAAAAGATAATTGAGGTGAAATGTTGGTTGGAGGTAGAACTGTTGTTACATCAGGTGGGTCAATTTCTAAATCATACCCAACACCTTGAATAGCACTTAGACTTCCAACACCTATTACAGGTTGTGTAAACATTAACGAACCATTGTTACTAAAACCGGTAGCAGTCATTCCAGGATATGCAAAATCTATAATACCAGGACTTGATAATAAATTTGTAGCTATAGCCGAATCTGTATTATCTACTATATAGCTATATATATCAACAAAAACAGGTTCACATCCAGATGGTGATACAGATAAATTGTTATTAGTACGCATTATCATATCTTTCTTGATAGAATAATCCCCACTACTGTGTAAAGAACCACCTATAGGACCTGCGACTAACCAGTATAAAGAATCATTTTTTTCATCAGAAATAGAACCCACTGTACTTGATCCACTTGGAATCGGGTTATCATTTGGATTAGCATATGTACAACCAAGCGTATTACCTAATACATTTTGAACAGTACCAACGTCAGATCCTTCTGAAGTTGATACTTGTATATTCATTGCATCTCTATATTCGCCTTGTGGAACAAGTCTCTCGTCAAGATCCTTATTCATTTTACCACTGGTAAAATTACGCTTCATATCTGGCATATACTAGTGTTTTATTTGTTTTGATTTACCTCTTAAAATTTGAGTGATTTCTTCTAATTTAATATTTGAAAGTCTTAGTTTTGCCTTTCTTGTTTCTGCAAACTTTTCTTTTTTATATCTTCGTACTATGTATTCTTGTATATTTGCTCTTGTAGATAAAATAGCATATGCGATCCATTTGTACATGGCTTCTTCAGCAAATTTATGAACCTGCATTTCAGCATCCGTACCTAAACTATCACTTATATAATCTAAAACTACAGTTTTTCCACTAACATTAGAGCTAAAGTGTATTTTTCCTGTATGACAATCTATATAAAAAGATCCGTTTGCTTGGGCATGCTGAGGATCTAACCCATATCTATTACCATCCATAGGCCAATATGTATCATCTATATAATCATCTTGATTTTCTGATGGTGTAACTGATTTGTAATTTTCCCAAGTTGTAGAATCACTATCAGAAATAAAACTAATAGTTGTTCCATTAGCAATAGCTCTAGTTGCTGCCTGTGAAATAGAAACAACTGAATCACTAACACCTACAACTTTAAATGCACTTGTATTATTCGAGAGATCTGGGTGATTTACAAACATACCTTTCTTTATACCTTCCGTACTAGTAACAGTGATGTTATAACCACCAATAGGTGTAGTTGCAGCTGTAGTTGTTTCCACAACTGTTTTACCACCTTTTACAAAAGAACCCGTTAAATCTGTTGCTGATTCATAAAGTCCAAAATTAGTAATTTTTAATTCAAAATCTCCAGTTCCAGTAGCATTTTTATTTACTGTACCCGCTTTGTTTTTTAACGTAATAGATGTAATACCTGCTGTTGTTGATATATCATTTATATAACTATTATTTGCTAGTTTATTTGGATTAAAAACAATGTCTTCAACTTTCATACCGTTTACTAAAACGCCTGAATAATCACCATCTAAAACAACAACATTACTACCAGATGTTAAAGTACCAACAGGTGTTAAACTAAACTCACCATCTTCATCTTGATATGGTCTTACACTTGGGTTTGAAGTTTTTGAGGTTGGATACATTAAATGTTTTATACCAGCACTATCTACCCAACTTATTTTTGTATAATTAACATAATCACGCGGGAGAATCATTTGTAATGTTGCAGGTACAACAATTTCTTCAGATTTACAAGATTTAAAAACATCAAAAGATAATTCTTGTAATGCTCTTTGCGCATGAAAAGCAACATCTACTCTTTTTGCTTTTGATATAATTTTATCTTCGCCAACATAAGCAACCATGAATTGATTTATTATATTATTTAAAGATGTAAATTGGTACCCACCGTAAATACCACTATCATAATACTGTTCTGCAGTTTGAGTTAGTAATCCCATTTATTTTATTGTTTTTCTTGTTGAACTTGTAATTGCTCCATTGTTTGGGCAGCTGCTGTAACATCATCTCTTTTCATAGATATTCCAGCAAACTTTAGTATTTTATATACTAATTCATTTTCTTCTGATGTATGTAAGTCAAAATGAACTGTATTTGAAGAGTTGTACATAGCTTTATTATTTACAACTACATAGTTCCATTTAGGAATAGTTGGTTTTGTTAAATAAGTACAAGTTGCATTAGTTGTTGGTGGATATATATCTATTGTTCCAAGTCCAGTTCTAACATATACTCTTCTATTTCCTCTAGGTGCTGTAAGAGGAGAACGTTGTAAATATAAAATTTCATTTTGTTGTACCTCTTCTATTTCTCTACCAGAAGTATCTATTACAGTACCTAATCTATATAAATTATTAGCATTTATTGTGTTGGTTGTAATAGTTCCAGTTCTTTCAAATATTGCAATTTTTTCTTGTAAAATATGTTTTATATCAGCATATTCTTCAGAGTTACCATGAATACGTGAAAATTGATTTAAATCATAAAAATATTGTTCAAATATTTCTTTTTGAGCTTGGTCAGCAAATAGATTAAACTCTTGAGGCGTAATATAACCTCTTTGTTCTTTATTAGCAAATATTAAAACTTTTTGATATACTGTATCTATATTGACCATAATTTCTTTTAATTATTATAAGGAAACAATCTATTTAAAGTATTTTTCCTTTTACCACAACCACAATCTTTACCAGTTACCTTACTAACAGTATCGACAACTTTTTTTATACCGGTTGCTTTTGTTATTTTTTCTATTGAATCACCTAATCCTTTTGATTTTTTCATATAATTAAATTTTGTAGTTTGCAATCGCCCCGTAGAGCGACTGCATCTACAGTTAGATTAATTTAATCTTTTTTCAATATTGGAGTAAATCTCCATTCCTTCGTCAGTTTTAAACCAAGCAGCTAAAGCCGAGTATGGATGTTCATCAAAAGGAACATTCATTAGTTTTCTATCGTTAGAACCCCATGAGAAAGTTCTTTGATCAGGAGATAATTTTAATATCCCCATTTCAGTTGCTTTAATACCAAAGTTTCTTAGTTGAACATTATCATCATTTACTAATTCTAAGAATAAATCTGGGTTTTTCTTAGCATACAATAATAAATCTCTTCTAAGTTCTTTAGAACTCATATCTGATACTTTAGAACCAATCTCTACACGCATAATTGCCTCAGCCATATCTATATCTATAGATTTAGCTGCGTTTAACGCATCAATTTCTATTTCTAAAATATCAATTTCACTTGCAGCTATTTGAGCTGGTTTGCTTTCAAGAAACAAAGTATCTCTATGTGGATGGTATAAAGATAAAAGTTTTTGTAAAACTGTTTTTTCTTTTGGAACTGTTAATCCTCCATTTCTAAAAATTATATGCTCCAATCTTTGCTCACCTTTCATTTCATCTACAAAAACTGTTCTTTGATTTGAAGTGTATTTTAGTTCTCTTTCATAACCTTTTTCTTCGTCAAACCAAAATATATTTGACGCTCTAATCGATTTGCTTAAAGGTGATCTACCACCTGTTAAATAATATTGTCTATCTTTTATTTCCCACTTGTCTTCTTTTTGTGTTGCTAAAGGTTTTTCTTTAATAACAGTTTTTGAAGTTTCAACTATAGGAGTTTCAACAACAGGTGTTTCTATTTTTTCTGTTTTTTGTTTTTTTGCCATAATATAATATATAATAAAATTAATAAAATAAAAGGCCGAGGCCGAAGCCCCGGTCTTTAATATAATAAATGATTAGTTCATTAAGAAGAAGTTATTTGCTCCTTGTACAACTAAACATCTTTCAGATAAATAATGTACTTCCATTGCATCTAAATCAGAAGTAGTAGCACCAACAGAACCAGTAACCCAATTTTTGAACTTTCGGTTATCAGTTTGTGAAGCTCTATATCTAACGTGTAAGAAAGGACGTTTTAAGTTTTTACCTAAAGCTTGGTCATAAACTGAAGATACACCAGCTGGTATCATAACCCCTCTAATAGCGTTAACAGTATCTTGAGCGTTTATTAAACCTCTAGTTGATTTATCATTTAGATATTTCCAGTCGGATTTGTAGAAGTCATAAGAACCTCTTCGGAATCCAGAGAAACCTAAATTAAGCGCCATATCTTCTGAGTTATCAAATACTCCATAAGAAGTACCTCCAGCTCCGTAAGAATTCATAGAAGCTAACATGTCATCTATTGCTAGAGCAGTTGCTCTATTAACAAACATCATGTTTTCTTCAATAGCACCATTCTTATCAAGTTCAGCTAGTATAGCGTCAAATTCAGCTAAATCAGTAGCAGCACCAATACCAGTAACACCAGTAGTTTCGTTACCTCTAGTTTCAATAGCAGAAAATAAACCTTCAGTACCAGCTATTGTACCAGTAGCGTTAGTTTGTGTAGCTGTAATTGCAACTGTAGCTTTTTGAGATTCAACCATTGCCATTTCGATATAATCAGTAAAACGAGCTCTAGTATCACCAGATGATTTTAAGTACCATAAATAACCTGATTGACCTTCTTCGCCACTTACTTCAACCCAACCAATTTGAGAAGCATCAGATCCTGAGATGTCATACTTATCTTTTATAATAATTGGTTTATTGTCATAAGATTTAAACATTGCTTTATTTGTAGAATCTCTACCAACAGCTCCTTTTGCGTATTCAGAACCATAAACTAGAATTTTAACAGTTTGTGAATCTGCGATACCAGAAGAAGAAGTCATGTTTGCTCTATCATAAACATCTACAGTAATAACACCAGTAGTTGCATTTACAGAAAGCACAAAACATTTTAATGTTACAGAAGCGTTAGCCACAAGTAACATATCTCCAGCTCTAACACCGTGATCTTTTGTAGTATATACAGCAGTACCAGGAGTTCCTCCGTCGGCATCATTAGTAATTGTTAATGTTGTACCAGTACCACCTGTAGTACCTTGGTATGATAAATGTAATCTTGATTGCTCAGACCAAACCACTTGGTCAGCAGTCATAGATTCTTCTGCTCCAACTTGTGATAAGAAACCTGAGATAGTTCTGTTTCCAAAAACTTCAGCTTCTTGCTCCATTAAGTCTGGAACGTATTGTCTTGCCCAGTCAGTACTTGAGCCACCTGTAAAGTCTAGGTAAGCTGAAGCTAACGTCTGCTTTATTGGAGCAGGAGTGGGCGTATAATTGCTTGTAATTGCCATTTTGTAATAATTTTAAATTTTTATTTATTTTTGTTTTTAATTTTAAACTTAAAATCAGAAGAATTATCACCTAACACTTTAAACTTCAAGCCACCTGCTTCAATTTTTCCATGAGCTTGTCTTGGATTCATATCAACGTTTTTAGCCTTGGCAACACTATTTTTCATAGCATCTGCTTTTCCTTGTTCATAAAAGTGCTTCGCAATAGCATCTGCGTTCATTGCTGTAAATAGAGATTTATGATAACCCTTAGCATCTGACATTTCATTTTTTTCATTCAAAAACTTTTTGACAAAATTATTAATATCGCTTTGATTTTCCTTAACCTCACTAGCATTGTTAACATTAAATCTATATTTTTTATCTCCAACGTTATATTCAAAACCTTTGAACTCATTATTAAAAACAGAATCTGTTTTATTTAAAAAATTAGATTTTTGTGCTTCTGCTTGTTTTTTAGTCTCTTCTGACTCCTTGTTATATCTATTAAAGAAATCTACAGCTTTTTGTTGCTCAGTTGTGAGTTTTGATCCAGCTTTGATATCTTCATAGTATTTGGACTTTTGCCCGTCCAAGTGGCTTTTAGCGCTGGCAACTTGCTCTTTTAGCGCTAATTTTTTTCTTTTTATATCTCTCTCATCATCTTCTTCTTCGTCATAAGAAAACGAATCTTCCATAAGAAAACTTATTTCATCATCATCTAAATGAGATTTAGTTTGCTTATAATATTCTCTTAATAAAGACATATCGTCTAATTTGCTATAGTCTTGATTTAAACGTACATAATCTTCTAAATCACCACCAGTTTCGTCCATAAAATCCATTAATTTTTGAATATTTTCTGGTAATGGTTTTCCGGTAGCTTCGGCTTCCGCAACAGCCTCTTCAATTTGCTCCTCTACTTCAGCAACTTCTTCTTCAGTAGAATCCTCAGTAATTTCCTCTAATATTGTAGTTTCTTGTGCTTCTGCTTCCGGTTGTATTTCTTTTTGTTCTTGTGCGGGCTCGGCATCTTTAGACTCTGCAACCACTCCGCTGTCGTCAGTTGAATCTTCTTCAACTTTTGTATCTTCTTTTGGTTCTTCATTTTTTTCTTCTGGTTTTGGGGGTTTACTTAAATCTACCTTTACAACGCTATCGTCTCCAGCAGATTCAAATTTACTTTCATCAACTTGTTCAGTTGTTTCTTGGGTAGTTTGTTCAACTACTTGTTCATCTTTTTCTTCCATAATATAATATAATAATAATTAATAAAATCTATTTAGGTTCAAAAGCACCTAAATCAAACCCTCCACCTAGTATATCATTACCTGCGGATTCAAAGTTTTTAGGTGGTTTTCCACTATTTCTTTGTTCAATCATTTCTGATTGTTGTGTAGCTTGTATTTTTGTTCTTTCGTCTTTACGATCTTCTTTTATTTTTTCTCTTTCTTTCATTCCATCAACTTCAACGCCTTTTAGTTGCATGTTCATTTGAAACTCTAGCTGCATCAACTCTTTTTTGTACGCTACTTCTTGAGCCATTTTTTGAGCTTCAAGTTGTGCTTTAACTTGTTCTAACTGAGCATCGCTTTGAGCTAAAGCTTGGTTTTTTTGAACATCTACTTGCGCTGCAGCTTGAGCAGCTTGGGCGTTTGCTTGAGATTGCATTTGAATATTCTGTTGTTGTACTGCTTGATCTCTTTCTTGTTTCTTTTTTCTACGTATTTTTAGCATTTGATTTGCTAATTTAATATTTTTAATTTCTCTAAGATCAATCGCATCTTCAAGCTCTATACTTTGTTGTTGCAATGCCATTTGAATATTATTTTCTAACATCATTTTTTCTTCTTCATCAGGCATTAACTCTATAAATATACCAAAATCATATAAATGTAATTCCGACATCTCTTCTAATGTCGCTACGTTGTGAGCACCTATGGCTTGTATAAACGCATCTTTAGTTGGGGAATATTCTATAATATCTGATATTCTTAAAGATAAACATTCAGCAGTTTCAGCCGTAAGATATAATCCAGCTTGCAATATATGTCGAGTTGCTGTATTAGAATTTGCTGCAGCTAATTTTTGAACTCCAACTAGAGCGTTTTTATCTGGCATACTACCATCTCTTGCTTCGTTAAGCCCGGTTACATCTCTTATCATTTGTAAATAGTAATTATAATTACCAATAAGAGCCTGCATTTTATTTCCACCAGATCCCGATGTAATTTCTTGAATTGGTACTTTACCTGGATTCATATCACCATCTTGTGTAAATGATCTACCTATAACAGATCCTGTTTGGAAGAACATGTTTAAAGCTTCTTGTGGATTATAATTTGTACCATTACCTAAATCAACTTCAGCTAAACCATCAGCATCCAAATAAACACCATCTGGTACCATTCTAGCCATTACTTGTTGAAGTTTTAAATGTGTTAGTTGTATCATGTCAGCAAAACCAGTAATTCTTTTTACTAGAGAATCTATCCTACCATCATACATTCTTGGGGCTACAATAGCGTAATTCATTTTTACCTTAGTAAAATCACTTTTAGGTCGCATCATATTTTTAGACATCTCCCATTTAAGTAATTTATCAGTACCAAGAATCATAACCCCATCATATAAGCATTCTATAGACCTCAACAATCTAGAGTAACCACCTTCTTTATCTTGTGGTGGATTAAAAGAATCATCTTTAGGTATAATTTTATTAGCACCGGTACCAGTTTCTTTTACCTTGTAGACTTCATTCATATAGGTTTTATAATTAAAATATAAAACTTGAATAGTATTGTTGTCTTCTTTTTCAATAGAAAATCTAGTGGTATTATTGTTTCTATTAAAAGATTTATTTTTCATTATATCTTCTAAATCACTTTCTGTTAAGTGAGGAAATTGTTTTGCTAGTTCGTTAACAGGAATAGATTTAACTTCTCCAACGTAATATATGTCATCAAAATAAGGGGAATCTGTGTAAGAATAAACTAAATTAGCTGGATCTACATAATCAACAACCACGCCTTCAGAGGTGTTAAATGAAGTCTTAACAGCACCAATACCTAAAACAGTTAAATCATAATAAAATTGTTTTTTAGTTAACTCGTATTTATTACCTTCAAATAAAACGCTTAACGCTTGTTCCTCTGCTAGTTCTACAGCTTGCTTGTAACTAAGCTGCATATGCAAACCCAACTCTTCTTCTGTATCTGGAAGTGTAGCAGGATCATTCTCCGCTAAAGATATACCGAAGGCTTGTTTTGTAAATGCGTCTAAATCTTTGGCTCTCATGTCCGCTAGTATAGATTCCATATACTCAGTTCTTTTACTAACGCCATATCTATCTTGGGAATATGCTTTTATATCATAAGTTCTTTCAGCAATACCATTTACAACTATATCTACAAACTTAGGAATAATTGGAACAGGCTTCCAATCTAAATTAAGATAGGACAAATCACCATTTATAGATAACTCATCCTTATACTTTTGAATAGATTGCTCGCCTCTAGCGTACAATCTTAAATTATGAAAATTATTTTGGTTTGATTTGTATTTATTAACACTTCTATCATTGCTAAACCACTCTGTTTCTATTGCTTTGCCTACTTTTAAACCATATTCATAGCTTAGCTTTTCAGCGTCACTTACAGTTTGACTCGGGAAATAACTTTTAATGCCAGACTCTGCCATATTTATTATTTGATTATTTGTGAATTAAATCCAGTATTACTATACTTAGAAATATTTATATTTATTTTAGATTTTTCAATCTTTGCGTTTGGTGCGTATAAATGTCTATTATTAGCCATAATTGCTAAACCAGAACTTATTGTTGCATCGTACTTTGTTCTTTTGTTTATATCAAATTTACTCCAATCATTTAGTAACTCATTAAAGTAAAGATCTCCAAAAGTTCCATCTTGTTTCATACCCACGTGGTCTTGAATATACATTTCAATAGCAG